GACTATGGCTTTGGACAGAAATGAAACAGTGTCGTGATTTATTTCAGCCATTTTTGCACATTGACCGAGAGAGCCTGCAGTATCAGGCTATCTGACGTATGCCCTAGTGAACATTCTGTGCAACACGTCCTCTTCATGTTGCTGTTCGAACCATACTGATGCATCGTCACCCGAAACCCACACGATAAAGTCGTAAGGTGCACCGAGCATCGCGTATTCTAGATACATCGAAACTCTCAGTGTGTTACCAAATGTGGTCTTGGTAGCATCACCGCTTCGAACTGTACCGTCAATTTTTCCTCTTTCATAAATTTTCCCTTTCTTGTCTCGGACTATATACGGCACATTGGTGAGTGTCATAGCTTTAACAAGGCTTTGTTCCATTGCAGCCGAGATATGTATATACTTGCGCATCTTTGTTATGATTGCTGTGGACACAAGCTGTATATAATAATTGTCAACGCTGGTAATCAAGCTTGTGTACTGAGACGAGTCGTGACCACTAGTGTCTGCAGCGAACTACACGTATTTGAGAGGAACTTGTGTCTTCAATTTGTCTTCCAAGCCTTCGCATGACAAACCATGGATGAATGATGGTAGGACTGGTTTTAAGGACTTTATCAGGTGTGCATTAAAATAACCTGCGAGCAACATCATTGTAGGGTCTTGCGACCATATAGCTCTGTTCCTCTCTGAGCTTGCACCTTCTTCGTCAAGACACACTTGTTCTTTCTTGACGTTCAAAGTCATTCTATTTCTGATCTGTTGCTTGTCGACGGCTTCTTGATAACCTTTCATGTACATGCTTCTCTTTGTCTTCGGGAACCGAGACATGTACTCATCAAGTGGCAGGTCCATTGACATAATGTATGGTAAAGACGACGCTGCCAATTGACCTACTCTGCGTTTGGCAAAAGCCTAAAAATCTTTAAGCACAATTGGATCAGGCTAAGTCCTGGTACCGCCTTGCCTTCCATTCAGCGCGTATTGTCTGTTAATTGGGCAATTTGCCCACGTGATGCTGTGTATTACGTTTGATCCGACATAAATGGTGGGGCCAGATTGCACGAATTTGTTCTATTGTTGTTTGCATGTGCACATTCTGGACAGCTTGTTATACGTGTTGTCGTCTATGTCAATGCCTTTCTTTGATTAGACACAGCTCACTCCGCCTTTGTTAACGTCTTTTTGAAATCGTGCTTCCGTAACGTGAGCGTTCGACACAGGTTGATCATCTATTTGCCTGGAATAATCCGTGGAGCTGAATGGCGAATGCAGACCTCCGCCTTTGGCTATGCTGTTCTAGAGCATGCGCAATTTTTCCGTTGCGGAAACAGCCACAATTGCATGGTTTTCCTTTACACTACGTCGTAACATGTATGTGAACAACGCAAATGCGGTTGTGGCGAACATAATGAATACAAACTGGTGAATCCAAGGTGTGACGCAACACATCGCCATAGCGGCTGCGAATATGGGTGCACTATAAGGATGGTCACACAGGTTGTAGCTTTATTATGCTCCCTAATAGGGAGTTTGACCCGTCACGTATCGATGAACGTAGGACGATTGTTTCTGGTCTGAGTCATAACGAATGCTGAACATTTGCTCCATAGCTATGTTGAATGCGTTGTTGCACCGCTGCATCTCATGTCCAGTGAGTGGTGCTGCGTAGTTTGATGACGTTCTCGATTCTGTCTGTGTCAAGTAGTACGCAAAGTTGGAATGGAGCCGCGTCTTTATCTTGTCCACATGGTCTTATCTGTGTATCTGGTATTCCCCGCGAACGTAGTCTATGTCTGTTCTGAGCGCGATTTGTCTTCTGGGTGTAGTGCTGACACCAGAAAGTGAATTGAGAATAGGGTTCTTGAATGCGCGACACACGTGGTGTGATCCGTCCCAGTTGGGATTATTCTGTGCGGATATACACATTGCACAGCTATCGAGAACAAATTGATTTTGATCTGAATACGGTTGATGGAGAAACGACGGGTTATAGATAACACCCTGTCTGTATCGTGTCACATGCACCAACACTATCCTCATCTTCGCGCCGGTTTAGATCGATGCTATCTCACTCCATCTCGTGGTTCTGTTGTGCGGATAAAACGAATGTGACGAGGTCTGATATCTGTCTTCGCTTGCATGCGAGTTCCAATGAAACACTGCGTGTCTGTACACCTAGCCTCCCCCTCTAGGGACATATACGCACTAACCTTTGTCAACGGAAACAACATAGTCTGGCGTTTCGGGTTGGTCCTTAATTTCCTTGCCCGAAGCGTAGTTTGTGTACGACTAGTACACGCCATCCGCGCACGGATGAACTGTAAATATCACGTAAGCCTCAATGGCTGAACCATGAACAATGGATTAGTGTATTGAGTCTGCG